TGGTAAATTTCTTCAATCTATTGGTCACAATATTGAAACTGCAGTTGGCCCACAACATGCTCTTAAAGGAGCAGAAGAATTAGCAATTCGAAATGCCAAAAATCTTGTATCTGGTGAAGGAAGTCCATTCTTCCCAATACCAATTGCTTATAGAAGACCTGATAGGGATGTTGAAGGATTTATCCGAAGACAAACGAATCAACCATATTATGCTAGTGATTTAGATAGTGATTACTGGAGATATCAAAATTTGATGCAGTAATTCTGAATTATTCTACATTATAAATATTTTTACAATTTAAGGATCCTATTGATATGAAAACTAACAAAAAGAAAACAATTTCTGAAGCCGCCATGCAAGCCATGGGTCTAGGCGACTATGATGCTACCGGAAGAGGTTCAATGGATATGTCTGGAAGAGGATCAATGACTTCTGCTCCAGTCGTCACTGGTAATCCAGTTGCCATGCCTGTTCCAGCTCCAATCGTTCCCAACAGCATGGCTGGAGCAGCAATGACTCCTTCCAATGAAAACGAAGAAGAAACAAACGAAACCTCAGAAGAAGGTGATGAAGATGAAAAGGAAAAGGAAATGGCTGAAGAAGCCCGTACAAATTTCCGAAATGCTCTTGTATCACTTTTAGGTGAAGAACATGCTACAACTGAACTCGTTGAGCATCTTGAAGGAATTTTTGAAGCTGCTGTTCATGACAGAGTTGAAAAAACCGTAGCTCACATCGTTCAAAATGTAGATGGTAATGTAAAAAATTATCTTGATAATGTCACCGAATCACTCGTAGAAAAAGTAGATGACTATCTTGACTACGTAGTCGAAGAATGGATGACAGAAAACGCTGTAGCCGTTGAACAAGGCATCAAGACTCAAATTGCTGAGAACTTCATCAGTGGTCTAAAGAATCTCTTTGAGAACCACTACATTGATGTTCCCAATGAGAAGTACAATGTTCTTGATGAACTTTACGGACAAAACCGTGAGTTGGAAGAAAAACTCAACGAGGCCGTAAATATCAGCATCGAACTAAAGAAGCAAGTCGAATTGACTGAATGTGCTGGAATCTTTGTCGCTGAGACAAGAGACCTTGCAGACACTCAAATCGCCAAACTTCAAAACCTAATGGAAAATGTTTCTTTCGGTTCAGTTGATGAATACCGCGACAAACTCACAGCCATCAAGGAAAATTATCTAAACACAGCAAGTCGCGCTCCAGTTCAACCCGTTGAACCCGAGCAAACATTTGCACCAGTCAAAAATGCCCCGACTACCCTCGTAGAAGGTTATGTCGGTGCATTGGGTAGACTTAATAAAAAGGTCTAAATTTCACTATTACTAAATATTTACACTCACAGGAGAACACTTAAAAATGCAATTCGCAGAAAACACACCATATGACGTTTTAACAGAAAAATGGGAACCAGTGCTCGGCCACGATGCACTCCCCAAGATTCAAGATGACTATCGCAAGAAAGTCACTGCCGTCCTTCTAGAAAACCAAGAGCAAGCTCTTCGTTCTCAGCACCTCACTGAGACCATGAGCTCCAACAACCTCGGAATGCCTTCGGATTACACCAACAACCCAAGCGTTGCTGGTTATGATCCCGTGCTCATCTCCTTGGTTCGTCGTGCTATGCCAAACTTGATGGCTTATGACATCTGCGGCGTTCAACCAATGACCGCCCCAACTGGCCTCATCTTTGCCATGCGCGCTCAATATCAATATCAAGGCACCAAGGCCGCTAACTACTCTTCAGCAATCGAAGCTATGTTCCAAGAACCCGCTGCTCAATTCGGTGGCTCTGGTTGGACCTTGCCTGCTGGCTATAATGGTCTTTGCGCTGGTTTTGGTGGAACCACTTTTGCCGATGTTTATCGTCAAACCAATACCTTGAATGCTCTTCGTGGAATTTTGACAAACCAAGGCGAAAGAATTGGTGACTCAGGTTCACCATACGGTGGTGCTTCATACGGTGTTTGGAATCAAATGGCCTTCTCAATCGACCGTGTTGCCGTACAAGCCAAGACCCGCGCTCTTGCAAGCAACTACACAGTCGAATTGGCACAAGACCTCAAGGCTGTTCACGGTCTTGACGCTGAAGCCGAACTCGCTAATCTTCTCAGCACCGAAATTCTCGCTGAGATCAACCGCGAAGTCGTTCGCAGCATCTACTACGTTGCCAAGACTGGTTCACAACAACAGGATCTATCAGCTCCCGGCACCTATAACCTTGATGTTGACTCAGACGGTCGTTGGTCTGCTGAACGCTTCCGTGGCCTCAGCTTCCAAATCGAACGTGAGTGCAACACCATCGCCAAGGAAACCCGCCGTGGTAAGGGTAACTTCATCATCTGTGACAGCGATACCGCTGCTGCTCTAGCCATGTCTGGCTTCATGAGCCTCAGCCCCGCAATCGCTCCTCAGATCAATGCTGATGATACCCAAAACACCTTTGCTGGTATCCTCTCTGGAAAGATCCGTGTATACATTGACCCCTATAGCCCAGTCGGATTGAACTTCTTCGTCGCTGGTTATAAGGGTGAGTCTCCCTATGATGCTGGTCTCTTCTACTGCCCCTACGTACCGCTACAAATGGTCCGTGCAGTAGATCCCAACACTTTCCAACCACGCATTGCATTCAAGACCCGTTATGGTGTTGTAGCCAACCCATACGTTCTTGACAGCAGCAATGTTCCCGATGGAGAGAAGTTGACTCTCGGTTTGAACCAATACTACCGTATTACTCAAATCAGAAATCTCCACGGCAACACCATCTGATTGGTAAGTTAACCTAACCTTCGAAAACCTCCCGAGAAATCGGGAGGTTTTTGTTTTACCATAAATATTTCTATGAGTCTCTGTTCATCAAACATTAATCCACTCTACAACAGTTATTTTCGTCTTATCTTTGGTCGTGGAACCAAGCAAATGGAACTCATGTGTCAGCGTGCAAATTTGCCAGGTATTGCAGTCCCCGATCAAAATCAGCCAACAGTTCTTGGTGTGACCATCCCTGTTCCCACCATGAGTGCAAACTTTGAATTATTAAATGTTGAATTCATCGTAGATTCTGATCTGACAAACTGGAAAAATTTGTATTCTTGGATTCGAAATATTACAAATATTCAAAACGACGCAGATCATAATTTGATGTATCAAGATTGGCATCACTCAGCAAATTTATATCTGTTTGATCCTTCAAACAATTGCTCAATTTTACAAACGACCTTTCACTACATCATACCAGTAAAATTGAATGGATTGGTGTTTCAGGCGGATAGTAGTGATGCGATGATTCAAAAAACCACATGCAGTTTTAAATATTCATACTATGACATGTGGGTTGACGGTGAAGATGCTATCCCATCAAATTTGAAAGAAGACCGTTAAAGATAGTCGTTGGGGTTGTCTGACCAACTTTCCGGATCCTCCGGCGGGCTTTCCGGTTTATAAGGCATCTTATTAGTCTCTGGTTTCGTTTTACGGCGTTTCTTTCGCTTGGGTGGCTTCGGAGGCGTTTCCTCCTCCTCGGGGCTTATAAACGATTCTACGTCGGTTTCCTCTTCATCATCCCCCAAATCAACTCCAGCAGCCTCAAAATTTTCCATTAAATCATTGATGAAACCAACAAAATCATCATTATTGAAAAGATCGTTTAAAAGTTCCAAACCTTGTTGATTTCCTGTTCCGTAGACATTGTTTGGTGCAATAGCTGACTTTGGATTGTCTTGAATCAGAATCAAGTATGCCTCATACATTGCTGTCAGTTCATCTGTGGGTGTTCCCATGTAAACAATTGAGTTACGAGGAACCAAAATTTCAAACCCCTTGATGTTGTAAAGATAATTTACAAGTTTGACGAATTCCATAATATCGCCTTCAGGAGTCTTTGTTGCATAGTTCTCCATCAAGGCAGGCATTCTCAAACTAATTTCGTGTTGGGACACATCCTTGACCAGACCAATTAATTCCTCTCCCGTAAGCAACCTAACAACTCTAAGTGTGCCTGAAAGAGGATTTTCAGGAAGCGAATCGGACATAGGATGTCCTCCTACTCTATTTATTTTTTCCAAGGTCTGTAAAAGACATCGAATGAACGGTGTAATCGAACTTTTCTTTTTTGTAAATCTTCACACGCTCTTCAAAATGTCTATAGATGTGATTCTTGTGTGACTTCCAGCAAAGATCGTCAACGATGTCATATACTTTGAGTGTTTTCTTTTTCTCTGACACTCTAAGACCACGACCAATGCTTTGAAGCAATCTTATAATCGATTTAGTAGGTGAAGCAAAAATAATATTGTCAAGATTGACAATATTGATGCCAGTGCTAGTCGTACCGAAACTGGCCACCAAAATGGCGTTTGATTCTCTGTCGATGACTTTACGGATGTATTCTCTTGATTCTGCTTCTGTTTTTCCGTGTATGAGATATATTTTGCGATCCGTTCCCGCTGCTTCCAAGAGAGCTGCGAGGGGTTTACCGTGGTCTTCGACGTAATTAAAGAGGACAAGGGTATTCCCCTTGGTGCGGAGGGCGAGTTCTTTGATGAATTCGTTTCGCTTTTCATTCGTTACGATCCATTTCAATTCATCAATGTACTTTTGTTTTTTGATGAATTGTTTCTCCTCATCAGTATATTTAAGAATTATGCAATCTATGCCGAGTTTTGCAAGCAAACCCTTATTCATCAATCCCTTGGTTTGAATGAATTGAATCGCGGGACCAAGAATACCTTCGATGCTAAGTCGATGTGCCTGTGCTTGATCTAGCGTACCCGTGGTTCCAATTCGAAACCAAGCCTTCGAAAGTTTTTGACCAATGAAGTTGATGGATTCTGCTTTGGCTTGATGGCACTCATCAAAGAAGACTGCATCAAATTGGTCAAACCAAGTCTTGGGAAGTTTGTAGATAGATTGCCAAGTAGAAACTACAATCTGTTTATTGAGTTCCTTTTCTGCCCCAGCCATGATTTTTTGAATGTATTTTTTGCAAGACCAAGACTTGTCATTCTTTGAATAATCAAAGAAGTCTGATTCCATCTGATTCACCAGACCAACCGTAGGAACCAATATGAGTATTTTCCGATCTGATTTTAATACGGATTGAAGAAACCGGACCAAGACGTATATGATCAAACTTTTGCCCGAACCAGTAGGCGAAATCAGCACGCATCTGTGTTGATTCAAAGCATGCAGTATGGCCTGCTGTTGATGAGAATGCATTTTCACTGCCTGCTTCTTTACTGAAACCTGCAATGAATCGTAGAACTGTAAAAGTTTGTCCTCCGTGATGCATAGAGGATTCTTTGTCTCTTTAATATTTAGTTGGTATTGCCGTTCTTGACAAAACTTATGTAGATAAGTTTTCAATCCACGGGGAAGAGTGGAAGAAAGAATGTCGAACAATCTTATTTTACCATCCCAGATTCTTTTTTTGTATAAAGGCATATATTGAGCACCAGGGACCATGAATGAAAAATAATCCCGCAACTCTTGTTTTATGCCTTTGTCGGTTTTCACATAATACCGAACTTCATCAATAGAATCAACTTCAATATCCACATAATATTTAGACTATGCCATTCATCATTTTGTTCCACTCAATTGCAGACTTGATGGCAAAGTTTCTATTATTGAGTGCTTTCAAAAATTCTTCAACCATCTTAATTTTGATCTCCGTAACAGAAATTTTAGACTTGAGCTCTATAAGTTTTGGGTCTGCATCCATAAACTTATCAACATCTGTCTTCAGAATATCCAGTTCAAATGGTTCTTCTTTCCAATCTGTAAGTTCTTCTTCGGAAGCCTTACCAGTATAAATTTTCCATTTACGCAAACGCAAAATGGCAAAGTCATGTTGGTACTTCGTCAAAAGTAATTTAAGATCCGTAAGTTGATTAAGATACTTGGAGTGTATTTGAGGTATCTTAAGAGACTCTATACCTAGTTCTGTAGAGTCTATTTGAGAGTCTTTAGTTATAGAGTTCTTTAGTTCTTCTAGATTCATCTTTAGTATTCTTCTTTAGTATTCTTCTTTAAAGTTCTTTTTAAGAGAACTATAGAGTATCTTTAGATAAAGTCAAATAAATATATTTGACATTTCTTTAATATGTCTTATATTATTGTGAGTACTTATGATCCCAAAAATTATTCATCAAATTTGGTTAGGCGACCAGTCAAAACAACCAACAAAATTCATACAAACTTGGATAGACAAAAATCCTTCTTGGCAACACAAGTTATGGACTGATGATAACTTACCCGAGATGCGATGCAAGAAGCAATTTGAACTATGTCCATCATTGGCAGGAAAAGCTGATATTTTGAGGTATCAAGTTTTATACGACCATGGTGGATTTTTTATTGATGCAGATGCAGAATGCGTAAATCCTTTAGATGATTTTTTTCTT